GCTGCAGTTGACCTATACCGTGAACTGCGTAACCCAGACAGATACCCAGGTGGCCTTGTCCCTTGGAAGTATCTGGCTATGCCAGCCCTGCTGACTACAGATGAGGACCCTGACAAATGGGAAACTCTCTGGCCAGCATCCGATGCTCCATTCGATGGGCAAGAAGAATCAGATCTTAATGAGGACCGACTATACCCACGTTGGAATGGTCGTAACCTCTACAACGAACGCCAAGCTATGGATGCTTCCACTTGGGCATTGGTTTACCAGCAACAAGACATCTCAGATGATGCCATCTTTGATCCAGCGTGTGTAAGAGGTTCTATTGATGGTATGCGCAAAGCAGGTCGCTTGGTTCCTGGTCACCCAGGCCACCCACGTGATGTCAACGGCTTTAGTTTTATTTGTGGCCTTGATCCCGCTATGGTTGGTGATACAGCCGCCATTTGTTACGCTGTTGATAGGGTTACACATAAACGCTACATTGTTGATGCTATTAAAATTACTCGTCCAACGCCTGCTCAAATCCGTCAGCTAATCTTTGACTGGACTTCTCTCTATAGTCCTAGTGAATGGATCGTGGAGAAAAATGCATTCCAATCATTCCTTACGCAAGATGAAGGAATCCGTGCGAACTTGGCCTCTAGGGGAGTGTTACTGCGGGAACACCATACTGGCAATAACAAATGGGACTCAGGATTCGGCGTTGCATCAATGTCAACTTTGTTCGGGACCAAGCAACACGATGGTAAGCACCACAGAGACAACCTTATTCACTTACCTTCTGACCAAACTGAAAACATTAAATCAACTAAAGAGGTTGCAGCGAAAGTAGCACGGCTACAAACACGCTACGCAGCACGTGACCAGAGAATGCGCGACGTGCTCTCTGTGCGTCAAGGTGACATCTCCAAGGTATACCCTGCGATGTTTTCAGAAGAATACCCAAAGCCTTTAGTTGCAAACTTCGTAGATGTAGCAGCACGTGACTTAGCAGAGGTAATGTCACCTCTACCATCTTTCAACTGCGCTGCTACCAATATGGTTTCAGACTCAGCACGTAAAGCTGCAGATACTCGTACCCGTATTGCTAATTACTACGTCTCATCTTCTGATCTTCAGATTCAAATGTACACAGGTGCTGACTGGTTCAACACCTACGGTATGCTCCCAGCGATTGTTGAAATGGACTATGAAACCAATAATCCGAGAATACGTCTGCTTAATCCTTTTGGTACTTATCCTGAAATTGATAGATTTGGTCGTACCCTCTCAATCTCGCAGATAATTGCAACCGATGCTGAGTCATTGGCAATGCAGTACCCAGAGTTCTATGACCAGATTATGCCACGCAATGTCTATTCACCTGGCTCACCTTATGTATCTTTGATTCGCTACCACGACAAAGACCAAGACTTAATCTTTATCCCAGAGCGTAAGAACCTAGTTCTATCTAATACACCTAACCCAGTAGGCAAGTGCCTAGCAGGTGTAGCTATGCGTTCATCTATTGATGGCGAAGCTCGTGGACAGTTTGATGATGTTCTATCAGTTCAGCTTGCTCGTGCTCGCTTTGCAGTACTGCAGATCCAAGCCGCAGAGAAGTCTATCCAAGCACCTATTGCTATCCCACAGGATGTGCAAGAACTCGCATTGGGACCAGATGCAATTATGCGTTCTGCTAACCCACAAGGTATTCGCCGTGTTCCACTAGAACTACCTAATGGTGTCTTCACCGAGTCAGGTGTTTTAGAGCGTGAACTACGTACAGGTGCTCGTTACCCTGAAACTCGTTCAGGAAACATTGACGCATCTATCGTTACAGGTCGCGGTGTACAGGCACTACAGGCTGGCTTTGATACACAGATCAAGGCAGCACAAGCACAGTTTGCTCGTTTATTTATGGACCTTGTGTCTATGTGTTTTGAAGTAGACGAGAAGATCTTTGGCAATATGACCAAGGAGATCAAAGGCGTTGACGACGGTACTCCATTCAATATGAAGTACATTCCATCACGACAAATTGCAGGTAACTACGGCGTAGATGTCCGTTACGGCATTATGTCTGGTATGGATCCAAACCGCGCCATCATTGCATTACTACAAATGCGCAGCGACAAGCTCGTATCTCGTGACTATGTACGTCGTGAGATTCCAATGGAGCTTAATGTTACGCAGGAGGAACAACGTGTTGATATCGAAGAAATGCGCGATTCTCTGCGGTTGGCTGTTGCTCAGTATGCTCAGGCCATTCCAGCGCTTGCAGCGCAAGGTCAAGACCCTAGTGAAATTATCTCCCGTCTTGCACAAGTTATCCAAGGCCGTCAAAAGGGTCTTCAGTTAGAAACAGTTATCGAAAAAGCTTTTGCACCGAAAGAACAACCAGTAGCGCCAGAAATGCCTATGATGCCAGGCGCACCAGGAACTCCAGCAGCAGGTGCGGCCCCCGTACCTGCCTCGCAGCCAACTCCAGAACAAGGCGGAGCGGCCCCTGCTGCTGGTCCAGAACAACGTCCAGATATAGCAACACTGCTAGCTTCTATTAGCGGCGCAGCATAAACGAGGGAGGTGTAAAATGAATCAAGGATCACGTGCAGCAGCACCTATGTCAAAGCCTGTTGAGGGCAAGAAGGATACTTCCAAGCCAGCAGGACCAGGCAAGGTGGTACCATCAATGATGCCAGCAGGTCGTAGAGGAACTTCTGTAAAGAAGGGTTAAGAAAATTTTAATTAACGGAGGTACTGGGCGTGGATAATAATAACAAGGTTCCACGCTCAGTACACTTCGCTGATTTTTTAGTAGTACTGGCAGGTTTTGTACATAACGTTGCAAGTTCTGTACAGACTGCAACAGAAGAATTAATGGAGATAGCTGTTTACAACGCTAACCGAAACTCAGAAGTAAATAAAGCTTGGGAACAATTTTCAAACGATTTAGAAAAGATACAGGAGGATACCGATGGTAGATAGCCCATTACAAATTGGCGGTCCAGGAAAATTCTCCGTACGTGAAGACTTACCACCGTCACAAAATTACGGTGATCGCAAGGCAATGGCAGAAGATATTGCAGGTGCTTCTACTTCTCCTAAGCCATCTGCTAAGGCTACGCCTGTTGCAGATATGGCACCACCAAAGCCAGAACCATTAGTAGGAATGTTTGCACCAACACAACGTCCTGAAGAAGACATTATGACTATGGCTGGTCCACCAAAGCCAGCAGAGGGTAAGTTGTCAGATACACTTGCAGCATTGCTTCCGTACGATCAAACTGGAGAAATTTCTGTTCTCTATCAGATGGCTTTATCTAGAGGTCAGTAGTGGGATCAACCTCCAATAACATTAGGGCCATCTCTGCTCAAGCTGGATTAACGCCAGAGCAACAAGAGCAGATCAATGGCTACATCAAAGCTGTAGACTCGCACCAGAAGTTAACATCTCTTCCATCTGACGTTGCAAAACTAGAATACTCAAAGTTAACTCCAGAGCAACAGAGATCTTTGAAGGATAACTTTGGTAACGTTGAGCAAAAACGTGGATGGCTAGGCACAGCACTTCATTACACAGTAGAGCCAGCATTTAACATCATTGCCGCTCCTGTTAAATTAGCATTTAAGGGTGTCCAAGAACTTTCAGATTTATCTACACGTGCTTATCGAACCGCTGCAATTGCTATTGACCAGAAGGTTGACATCGGTAAAGCGTGGACAACAGCCAATGATAAGGGCGATAAAGTATTTAGCCCATCACGTATGGCAGAAGCGAACCGTATCTTTGGTTCGCAGTATATGTCTGTTGCACAAAAAGTTGCAGAGGGTATGACACTTGACCAGATCATTGCAACTGGAACAGAAGCAGAAAAGCAGATTGCATCACGAGCATCACAGAAAAAAGATCCACTCTTTCAAGATGCACTAGATGCAGCTAACGCTGCTAAGTATTCTCCAGGTAGATTTATTGCTAACGCTATCCTTCCGCAGAAATGGGAAGGATCAGGTGCTGCATATAAGGCTATCTCTGGTCTTGGTGATGCCGCGTTTCGCGTATTTGCAGATCCAACATTACTTCTTGGTAAAGCTAAGAAAGCATATGATATTGGAAAGTATGCGCTAGATAATATCGTTGGCGATGCTGGCAATGTACAAAAGGCATTTGAAGTAGCAAGTGTACAGCGTTTTGACCAAGCTTATGTTGGAGCACTCAAGAAGTATTCAGTAGCTCGTAAGGCAGTCAAAGAAGGTGGCGTAGATCCACAGGCTTTAGTGCAGGCTGGTATTGAACTTAAGCGTATTGCTCCTGAGTTTGGTGATGATGTTATTGAGGCTATGCTTAAAGAAGGCGTAGTCGAAGCTGGCACTATGAAAGGCTTTCTTGCTGGAAGCGAAGAAGCACTGCGTACCCTCAAAGGTCAAGCAGGTCGTCAAGTTCAACTACTTCCACGTATGGATCTTGCACGTCAGACTCGGATTGCAGCGCTTACTACTGGCAATAAGGTTCTTCGCTTTGACCAAGCAGGCAAGCGTGTTAGCCGTGAAGTATTTAGCGACCAGACCACTATCGGTGGTATTGAAGGTCAACTAATGCGTCAGACAAAGTTTGTTGATTCACGCACAAATGAGGCCGCAACTGCTAACACTCCTAAAGAGTTCTTAAAGCAGATTGAAACAAACGTCATTGGTGAGATTGAGCGTAAGACTGCCAAGCTTCGTGCAGACGGTGCATTCCGTATGCCATTGGATTATGTCCAAGATCGCATTGACCGCTTTGCATCTAAGTTTTCAAAGGTTCCGTTCTTCCGCGACAATTTCTTTGACCCTAATGCACCAGATGCTGAGAAACGTCAGATTATGATGGGTGTCTTCAATACAGTAGCTGAGATCCGTGGACTTAATAAAGTTCCTGGCGGTAAGAATGTTCTTGATAAGTTGGCTAATTCATCACGCGAGCAGTTGTTTGCTCCACGTATTTTAGTACGCGATGCCAAGGGTAAGCCAGTGCTCAATGATGACGGAACTTACCGTTACTTTGAGCCATCTAGTTTTAACGACCAACAGTTTGCTATCTTTGATTTCCAACTAGCATCAGGTATGACAGTTCCTAAGATTCAAGATCTTGATGGAATCGTTGACCGATACCAAGTGGCAAGTAGGATTATGAGTTGGTCGCACAAACCTTGGGCTGAGAACTTAACGTCTGGTTGGTCATTCTTGACTCTTGCTGGTCCTCGTTTTGCTGTACGTAATTCTATTGAAGATCTAATGGTTCACCTTGCAGTAGGCGATTCAATCTGGGGCTTAGCAGCAGGTAAACGTTTATCAACTAAGTTACGTACTGGTCAAGGCGGAGATACGCTAGGAGTTATCAATAAACTTGTTAAGCGTTCGGACCGTGCGCTATATCAAGGTAAGATCGAAGCAGCCAAAAC